TTGCAGTCCGAGGTCAACTACCTTCAGGCTTTTGACGATGGGCAGGATCGCTTCCGCGGCTTTGTACGCATAACCCCAACCCGCCACATCGTTGTCCGGCAAGATGATGACTTGAGCGCCAGCGAAATACTCTGTGATAGCGGCTGGCCAGCTTCCAGCGCCAGTGTGCGCGGTGGTGGCAATCATGCCAATTGACTTGATCGCGTCTGCCGCCTTCTCACCTTCCACCAAAAAGATGTTGCGCCCAGCCGTCTTCGCGTCCAGCAATGCTGGCAGGTTGTAGGGGACGATGCGTGCATCACCAAGGCTTGATTGTTTTCTGCCTGCCTCGTCAATCTTGTAGAGCCGGTAAGTCTTGCCTGACTCGCCTACCTTTAGCCGCTGCTTGACGAATACCGGTTGCCTGTCCTCATCGGTGTAAATCCACTCCTGTTGGAACTCCACCTTCGGGATTGGCTTGATGTTGGCCAAAGGGTCTGGCCTTTCTGTCAGTTCGGGCAATAAGTTCCTGTCCTTGATGGTGTTGAAGACTTCCTCTTGGCTGCACCCACCATGACAGTGGAACAGCGGTTTGCCATCATCTCCAATGTGGATGCTGAGGCTCGGATTCTTGTCTCCGTTGCCTTTGCCGTGTGACGGTACAGGGCAACTCGCCACCCATTGACCATTTGCTTTTTTCGCGTTGCCGAGCGTCTTGGCTATTTGTTCTGCTTGCATTTATGGCTGCCAATATTTAAAGGAAAAAAAAGCCTGGGGTTTTACGCCCAGGCACATACTGACTACGGTTTAGAACATTTCATCGTCAGCCACTGCCGCGGCCATCACGCTCTTCGCTGGCGCTGGTGCTGGCGGTATGAACGGCGGCCTTGCCTGCGCCACCGGCGCTGGTGCCGCCACCTCGGCAGCGTCAGCGTCCATGCCAGCGGGACGATCAATCCACGACACGATATTGAACGCGGGAATGCGTGTCGTGCCTTTGCCGATCTTTTCCAGCTTGCTGCCGGTGTACTCCAGCACAGGTAACTTGCCAGCATTGGCGGCTTGCTGTGCCGCGCAGTCCAAGTACAGCTTTTCTAGCGACATATTTGAGCCTACACCGTTGGATGACCATTCCACCAAGCCAACCTCTTTGTTGTAAAACTTGATGATGAATCCGCGCCGACTTTCTGGTGATGGTTGCGGTCCTTTCTTACCGAGTGCGGCATCTGGCTGCCAATTGCGTACACCGACTCCAAGTTCGAGCCAGCCTGTTTGCACATCATTGATGTCAAAGACAACCTTCTTGAGTTGGATTTCCTCGCCAAGATTGTTTGTCCAAGCGTTTGCTTGTGGAGAAAAGCGGATGTAGTTACCAGAGCCGCCAGCAGAAGAGAGGTTTAGCATTTTGCGTTTTGCTTTCTAAAGTTCAGGGGTTGCATTATTGACTCAGACTGCGATCTCTCGCAAGCGTGAGTCCACTTGATACCTTGACGGTTAACTCGTCCAAGGTAACTCGGTTTTCCTTTGGTAGTAGTTTCTCTGCTACCGCTGGAGTAATTAGTGTTGTGTCAAAAATTTGAGTTCGGGTAAGTCCCATCTCTGCCAACTTGTCGGCGGCCTTGTCACCATCAATCCATTTGCGCGTTGCGCGTTTCGGTGTCAACTGCCAGCCTTGCAGCACCATGCCATCTTCCATGGCTTGCATCGCGTGCTCTTTGACTGCCTCAATGAATTTCTCAACCATGGGTGCTTTGTCCAATATGGCGCTGATCTGGTCTGCTGTCAGCGTCTTCATCACCGCCTTGACTTCATCCTTGTTCATCGCGGTGATGTCTTGTTGTTTGGCCACGACATCGAATTGCTGTTGCTGTTTGGGACAGATCGTTTTCGCAGGACAGTATTGGCACGCACTTTCAGATGGATAGATTGGCGGGTCATCGAGTTGGGTGGCGATCATCGCAGGACGCAATACCTTTGCCTCCCACTCCCACAAATCTGATGCAGGCAGTTTGATGGTGCGCGGCTCACCTGTGTAGGGCTGCACGATGGTGAGGTGGAATTCTTTGATCCAGTCTCGGCTCATGCCGTGCGTGAACGCAAGCGCATATATCTTCATCTGCGTGCTGTCCTCGGAGACATATCCCTTGCCGGTCTTGAGGTCAGCGATATACACGATGCCTGTCTTCATGTTGTAACCAGCGGCATCAGCCGTGCCTTTAACCTGAATGAAGTCGGGGCTTTGGTAGCAGACACCTTTTTCGACATACATGAATTCGCACATTGTCTTGATGGACCAGAGTTCTTGCAAATAGTCCAACGCCATCTGACAGTCATCAGCGGTGAGCGTGATGCCTTCAATCTCTTCACCAACAAACTTCATGGGATCAGTGTCTAACTGCCAGCAAGTCTCGGCCAGCGCGTGAATGGCTGTTCCGATTTGCGCGGCCTCGCCTGACGGTCTGTCTGGTACTTGTTCGCTGAGTTTGACTGATGCGGGACAGGCGATCCAGCGCGATGACGCTGACGGCCTCAGTCTTAATTGTTGTGTTGCCATGTGTCTCTTTCTAAGTTGTGGTCATTCAAGACCAGTTGATAAGCCAGTTGACGCACCTCATGGCTGACTGCGTGGCCAAGGTCTTCGGGGTCGAGGATGCGTTTTAAGAAAACCACTTTGTCTTGGTTGTACTTGCGCTGCTGTTCCAATTGCTCGGCCAGCCAGACGATGTGCTCGCGCATGATTGATCTTTCTTTGTCAGACATTCTTTGTTCCCCAATATGCGATCAGCGCAGCATCTGCACGGCCATCGTCTTTGACTCGTTTGAATTGATCTTGATCTGATGGGAAGAGTTCCATGGCGCGAGCGCGGCTTGCATCCTTACCTTGGCCACGGCCAACGGCCTTCACCCAAGTGGCTGGCGGCACAAATGTCACCGGCAACCTGAACGCGGCCAAGATGCCATCGATCATGCCAAAGCTGCGGCCAAAGCTGAAGACGCTGGTAACGCCCTGGCCTGCCATTGCGCTCACGCGCTCGCAGTAGACATGACAGTCTCTACCGGAGTACAGGTACAGCATCTCGGCCAACTCGCTGGCGCTGACCTGTCGTTTGGCTTTGCCATTGCGCTCTACCGTCATGGTGGGCATATCGAATATCTTCAGGTTTTCGGGTGAGATGATGGCTATGGCGCCAGACAGGCCAGGATCAATGCCTATGCTGTATTTGCTCATTTGACGGCCTCTTCCATGGCCTTGTTGAGCATCGTCATGCGAGCCGATACCAGCGCATTGGCGGCCTCGTCCAAGCGCACCACGGTGCTGTAAAGTGGCTCGGTGATGCCGTTCTGCCAGCGGCTGATCTGCGCTTGGTTGATCTCGGCCACGCGGGACAGATCGGACATCTTGAATCCGGCGGCCTCTACCTTGTGCTTGATGTCTAGAATTGCTTGTTGTGCTATTTTCATGCGTAGAATGTTAACCATGTTTTGTGGAGATGGTCAAGTTTAAGGCAAAAAAAGAGGGTTGACTCACGCCAACCCTCAAGGCAACTGCCGGAAAGCATGACACCGGCAGAGGGATTGTAAGGGATGGAATACCTGACTAAATCGCATGGTATTTGACAGATTTGGAAATATTGATATGATTACTTCGTCAACAACCTGAAAGGCTTTTATGAACCACACACAACACGCATTCACCGTAGAGGCGCACCGCCGCCTCTCTAAACGCGCAGAGGCAGCCTTTGACTACCTGCTGTGCCTCGCCATCGGCACTGGCTTGGCTGCACTGCTTGTCGCATGGTGGTCGGCATGATTGATGAAGAACAACAAGCCTTTCCAGATGGGCTGCTTAATCAAGAAGGCATGACCTTGCGTGATTACTTCGCGGCACAAGCATTAACAGGCGCACAAATATGGGATGCCGTGATAAATGGCACAAATGCACAATTTAGTCAAGGTACAGAAAAACTTGCAGAAGTGGCTTATGCGGTTGCCGATGCAATGCTGAAAGCAAGGGAGGAAAAATGAACAACCCAAAGGAGAAAACCATGTCTCAGACAATGCAAATGGAAATTGACCGCGAGGTCAACAAGTTCACGCCACCCATGGAAGTGGGCGGTGGATTCCTCAGCCGTGATGACTTTGCCAAGTTTGCACGACAAGCCGTGACGCAGGGAACGATGATCGGCTGGGCGCACGCTGAGAACATGACCCGCGAGCGTATGCAACGCAAGATCACAGAGCTTGAGCATGAGGTCAGCATCTTGCGTGACCGTGTCAAGGATGTCGAAATGGAATTACTGGCCACACAAAAATGAAACGCAAACTCAACTGGACACCCCCTCACGGCACAAAGATCACATGGCCAACTGTTCATGTCTTTGATGCCGCATTCACCCCCACACGCGGCGCTGATGTGCAAGCCATCTGGCGCAAGTACGGCTGGCAACCCACATTTGGCAACGCGCCAGCAGTGGAAGAGCCACAACACAAATCAAAGGTGCTGAAATGGAAACAGTAATCGCATTCGTACTTGGCGGCTTGATCGGCATCGTTGTGCTGATACTGGTCATCGGCATCGCCATCAAGGTGCTGCTTGACGATACCGAGGTGAAGTGATGCCTCGGCCAAAATCAGAATTAACCACCACACAAAAGCGCATTGGCGCAAGACTGACGCAGTGGCAGTATCAGGAATGGGTATTACTTGGCGGCACAAAGTGGCTCAAGCAAATGCTGTCAGAGAGCTACAAGAGGAGGTTGCAGGAATGACACAAGATGAAATCATGGAAATGGCTAGACAGGCTGATTGGCCTGATAGTTTGGTTGCGCCAATCATTATGGCAAAACTAAGTGACTTTGCCAAACTGGTAGCCGCCAAAGAACGTGAAGCAATTGCCAATGTTTTTCAAGAAATGACAAAGAATGGGCATCCATACATGATTAGGATGACAAATTCTATTGCCACAATCATCAGAGCCAGAGGTGAAGCATGATTGAAGTATTGAAACAGGCGCTTGAGGCGTTAAAAGATGTTGGCGTTTTGACCGACAGAGAATGGCAAGCAGTTCACAAGAACAAAGTCAACGAATTACGCCAAGCCATTGCAGAGTTGGAAAGCCAAGAGCCTGTGGCGTGGATGCACATTATGGACAACACCGAAGGCATCAAAGCTAATGGCGCAGGGATTGTTTCAATTACCCAAAAACGCAAACACCCATTTGGAAAAGCTGGAATAGACTTTTCTAAAAGTTACCCAGTTACATCAACACCTCTCTACACCCACCCACCACAGCACACATGGCAGGGGCTGACAGATGAGGAAGTGAAACACGAATGGGTAGTGTGGAGAGCAAATCTGCCGAGATATGCTGGCTTTGCCAAAGGTATTGAAGCCAAACTCAAGCAAAAGAACGGTTATGCTGAGGAGAACACATGAGCGAAATTAAAACAGAAATAAAACGCAACACAGATGGTAGCTACACCATTACGGATGCACACTCAACCGCAGATATTCTTAGGTGGTTGTTGACGCAAGACGATAAAGAAACGATTTTGTATTTGCTTGGCAAGACACAAAAAACCAAAGTTGTTGCACCAACGAAGCGTGTGTTTCAGGAATGGCTTGAAAACCCACTGACCAAAGCACTCAAGCAGTCACATCAAACCGAAGTTGACGCAATCGTCAAAGACTCTGACAGGGCGTTTGAACTTCTACGCCGAGCAGAGGTAGAAATGCGTTATGCAGGGTGGACAAAGTACGAAAACGATAACAATGCAAGAAATGGCGTGTACGAGGAGATAAAACAATTTTTGGAGAAACCATAATGATTCTGAAATCTCAATCAATGTGGTTTGTCATGGAAGCCATGATGGACACGGCAAAGACATGGACAAGGGACAAGATTGATGGCAACGATACCAGCATGAACATTGACCCATCCAAGCC